GTGCTTACCGATACAAAATTAAAAAACCTCAAGCCGCAGGACAAACTGTACAAGGTCTCCGATCGTGACGGGCTGTATGTAGCTGTGCTTACGTCAGGCACGGTCTCGTTTCGCTATGACTACCGTATCAACGGTCGCCGCGAAACACTGGTAATCGGGCAGTATGGGCGTGACGGTATCAGCCTGGCAGAAGCGCGAGAAGAACTGATTGCTGCAAAGAAGCTGCTTAAAGCAGGCCAGTCACCGGCTGCGGCTAAACGTGACGGTATCAAAAAGATTCGTGGTGCCGAGACGTTTGCGGTACATACCGACAGTTATATGAAACACGTCATCCTGGCTGACAGTACCCGCGCAATGAAGCAGGCGGTGATCGACCGTGACATACTTCCGGTTCTTGGCAACAAAATGATGGCTGAAATTACCACATCGATGGTTCGTGATTTGTGTGACCGGATTGTCGAACGCGGTGGTCGGGCAACAGCAGTACAGGCCAGGGAGATCATCAGCAGCGTATACCGTCACGCCAATGACCGTGGTCATGGTTTGTTTAATCCTGCGGCTGACATTAAACCTTCGTCTATCGCCATATTTAAACCACGAGAGCGAACACTGACACCAGAAGAAATTGGCCTGTTCTTCCGCACGCTGGATGCCATTGGTGCTATGGGCACTATGAAAATGGCTTTAAAGCTGGTGCTTATCACTATGGTTCGTAAAGGCGAATTCACCAATGCAACGTGGGATGAAATAGATTTTAAAAAATGGACATGGACAATTCCTTCAGACCGCATGAAGGGAAGCCGGGCGCACGTTATTTACCTGCCTAAACAGGCACAGGATATATTGGTTGGGTTGCAGATGTGCGCTGGTGGAAGTGAATATCTGGTTCCTGGTCGTTACAATTTCCGGAAGCCATTATCTAATGCCGCGCTGAACTCTCTGATCGACAGAACGGTGAAAATAATAAATGAAGATGGTGAGCATATTCAGGACTTCACCGTACACGATATGCGCCGTACAGCAAGTACGTTGTTGCATGAGGCTGGTTATCCTTCAGACTGGATTGAAAAGGCTCTGGCACATGAGCAGAAAGGTGTGCGCGCCGTATATAACAAAGCGGAATACGCCAGACAGCGCGCCTACATGTTGCAGCAGTGGGCCGATATGATTGATTCCTGGATTAATGGGGAGCATACGGATCTGATTCCGTTCTCCCCGTCGAAGTTTGAGAGGTGGATGGAAGACAGTAATAAATAATTCTATCCTTCCTGGACTTTGGTAAGCGTCAGATTTCCGCAGAACACTGCGCCGGTGTCGATGTACATCTGGTTTGCATACACTAGTGGGTGATGTGCTGGCGTATGACCGAAGATGAACAAATCGGCACCGGTTATCTCCGAGACAATACCGTCCTGCGCGTCGCTAACCCGCTCACGATTCCATATCACCATTTCTTCCGGTACTGGCTTATCGAATGCGTATTCGTTGTGCGGGTAGTCTGCGTGGCAGATGACGACCTTCTTATTGCCGGTAACCAGTTCGATAATCATCGGGAGGTTGGTAACCTTTGGCAGAAGGTATTTGAGTTGCACATCCTGCTCAGAATCAAGTTGGTGCCACCATCCACCGCCGTTTGACATCCAATGTCCGAAACTTCCGCCGTTGACCAGTGCATCCAGCATCATCTGCTCATGGTTGCCACGAACAGCTCGGAACCACGGCATAGTAATCAAATCCAGGCATTCGACGTTTTCAGCGCCGCGGTCAACAAGGTCACCAACGGAAATAAGCAAATCGCGCGCCGGGTCGAATGAAACTTTGTCGAGTTCGTTCATCAACAGCGTGTAGCACCCATGCAGATCGCCGACGACGAAGATATTGCACCAGTCAGCGCCATTGATGCGTTGATATAGGTTCATGCTGCACGCTCCCGCCCCTGGTTGTCTGTTGGTGACAGCGGAGCATTGCTGAATGCATTTGTTAATCCGCCAATATCCAACGCGTATCCAGGGTGTAGTTGCACTGCCGGGTCTTCGCACTGATTACCCCAAACATCGAAGCCATGAGACGTCTGGCGGGCGAACAGTTCAATGCGAGAAACATCGCCTAACAATTGCACAAGTTTTTCACGAACGACATCTGGTTTTCTTGAATGCTCAAGCCGCGGTGCGGTAAATGACTGAACGATCCCTGCATTAATGCGTGGAGGTAGTTTTCCCTTTACTGCAAACAGGCAATCTTCACTATTGGCGCGAGTCATGTGTCCCATACCCATAACCAGTTTATCTGGTTGTCGACTACCACATTTTATCCACGTGAAGCCCTTCATGGTCATCAGACGGAATCCCCAGGCTTCAACAACTTTTAGTGCTTCGAGTGGTTGTGTTGGCACCCACCACATGGCCAACAGACAGTTTTCATCGGCCAAATCCCACACAGGAAGGCGGCAGATATCCAGCACACTCATAACCGGATATTTAAAACCGGCACCGCGATTACCATCTGCGGCTTTGTCCCGGTATACCCAGGGTGGATCTGCATAGATTAGTGTGTATTTCTTAGTCATAAACCACCCCACAACATCCTATGCCGCTATAGTCGCCACGGCGAAGGCCGTTACCTTTTGTGATACATTGGTCCCTGCGAACCGCGATCCTTGCACGTTCAACATCACCAGAAGCAACATCCATACACTGAAGCCAAAGGTGAGCGGCAATGCGGAACTGCCCTTTTTTCTCTCTTTCAATCGCGCGTTTTTCGATCTCTATCGCCGCAGGAGTAACGGCGACAATCTTTGACGGACTGCGCATTGAAACCTTATTCATGTGATATTTTTCAAGTCGGCTTAACTTTCTCACTTAATCCAACCCTCTCTGAAAATTAATGCCAGCAGATAAAGCCATGCTGAAACAGAGGCCAGGAATAAGTACCATCCTGACCATTTGCTCCAGTGCCTTAGCAGCGCACTCATGCAGCGTTGCTCACGGGACGATATACACGTTGCTGAACAGGAGGTTTTTTACCCTGGAACTCTGCCGGGCTTGCTGCCTGACGTTCATCAAGCCAACGCTCAACTTCGTCACGGTTCCATGCGCAGCGTTTGTCAGTGATATACCAGCGTTTAGGAAATTCCCCTGCGCGCTCCATACGGTCGATAGTGCTCCATGACAGTGGCACCACCGCCAGGAGTTCCTTCTTACCTAATGCACCTTTCATAAATACCTCTCTTGGTTGCAGTGCGGCGCGTGTGGCGCCGCGGTGGTGGTTACATAGATGTTTCGTTTAATTCTTCCCGACGAACGCTGTAAACGTCGGTGGCTTTTGCCAGCAGTTCGTCATCATCTGAAAGTTTTTGTGCAATGTATTTGTAAGCCTTATCCAGTTCGGAGACAGTGCTGTAATTCATCGCTGCGCTGGTAAAGGCCATCAGCATTTCTTCTGGATCACGGCTATCCGCTTTACGAGTTTGCTCATCAGGCTTTTTCACTGGTTTAGCGTTGATCAGACTGTTCATTCCCGCAGCAGTGGTCGTTTGCGGAGTAATGTCTCGCTCAACGCGCGGTGCCGTTTCCTGTAATTCGTCTGGTGTGTAGACGCCCATGATTACGTCAGGACAGTGCAAGCGAGACCAGCGTTTTGTCGCAAGGTATGCGAGTTGTTGTTTCGGATCACTGGCCCAAAGTGTGGAGTTTCTTACCTGTGCTTGAGACAGCATTAACTCAAGCACTCGAGGTTGATCCTCGCCCTTCATGGTTGCCCATACGCGAACACCGCAGCCTTCTTCGTCTTTTAGAGTCCAGCCTGGTGCGATATATGGATTGCCGTTTTTGGATGTTTTCTCAACAAACTTACCGATCACGCGTTCCCACGGCCCGAACCACTCGTAGTTGATGCGATCTTTTGTTGGCGACATCGTTGAGATAACTGCGTTTACTAATTGGGCTTCATAACCTAGCGTGCCGTTCACAACATGGGTTTTCTGAGCCACGGCAAACGGGTTCATTCCCCACTGCGCAGCCTGCATTGCCACGGCCATGCAATCAGCTGGTTTCCCGGCGAGGTGCGCCGGTACCGTTACGCGGCTTTGCGCCATTACCTCGGCGAATTTCATCAGTTGGTTCAAGCCGTCTGGGCTGAAAATAGTTGCAGCAGTTCCAGCGATTGCTGTGTCTACTGGTGCGTTGATGTTTGCGATGTCGTTGCTCATATGTACATATCCTGTTTGCGTGCCCACTCAGGGCGTTTAATGATTTCCACACCGCCCCATTCATCATTTATGCGGCATTCGTGATAGGTATTCAGATCCCGGCGGAACAGAGCGTGCCCGGCATCGACATCCGGCGCATCCAGCTCGAACACGCGTACCGGATACCGACCACAATCAATGCTTTCGCTCACGGCAAGAAAGAAAAAACCATGCGGCTGACCAGTAACCCTCATTGCGCCTTCGCGGTACATTGCGTCCTGCACGTGGTAGCGGAATTCCTCGATGTGGCGTGCAAAACGGTCCATATCTGCAACCTTTTTCACGTCGACGATCACGTTGTGCTCGTTCAGCCATTTGTCTGGACGAATGCGGCACAACTCACCAGTCTCTTCATCATTCCAGTACATTGATGCTTCGCAGTAACCAGGTGCTTCCAGCATCCAGCGTGCCGCCGGGTGAGCCATTGCGCTATCACGCATCAGCTCCAGTTTCCGCCACTGCTCGGCATCAAGTACCGTAATCCCCATATCCGCTACATCACGAAGAAATGCTTCTTCGTCAGCTTTACCTTGTTTCGTCCGACGATCGAACTTCGGTGAAACAATGAAGCGTTTGTCGAATTCTCCAGGCTCCAGAAGCAGACAGTGCAATGCGGTTCCCATATCCAGTGCAGACTTTTTCTCTTCGTCTTCTGGTGCTGCCTGAACCCATTTAAGAAGCGCCGGATTCTTGGCAACCATGTCCAGTTGCGACTTACTCACGCCGTCACCGGCGTGGTAGTCTTCGTTGCTGATGTCGAAATAAATTCCCGGTTTCATGCCGCGTCCCTCTGTCCATCAAGCTGATCCGCCAGATCCCAGCGGGCGATAATTGCCATTGCCTCTCGCCGATAGGCATCCATCAGTTCTTCGAACTCAGGGCTGTCTTTAGCAGCCTCCAGTACTTCCTGACGAACGCCTTTGCCTGTTACAACGTCAAAAGTTGAGGACAGTTGATGAAGTCGGATGCTCTCAATCAGTTCAACTTGTCGGTCATATAGCTGTTCTGACAGGCGGTCGTCCTTGTCGAATGCCAGCATGATTTTTTGAAGATTTTTCTGCTGATTAACGTTCATTATCAGCCCTCCCATATCTCGTTATCGTTGGCTACATCGCGAGCTTCTTTGCTGACGAAAGCCCACTTAATGCCTTCCTGTAAGGTGCGGAACTTCCAGCTCATGAATCCGCATGCAGTAACGCAGTACCAACCGTTGATGATTTTCCACTGCATAACTTGTTACCTCGGTCTGTTACCGTTGAGGTAATAATTATGCGTATATGGTTTGGTGTCAATAGATATGAGTTAAAAAAATTACCCGTTAGGTAATCGAATAGGCAATAAAAAAGCCGCCATAAGGCGGCTTATTTACTGAAAAATATGATTTTATTGTTTGTTTTTTTCGTTCTGGTTGATGACAAATTCAATGTAACTTTCGATCTTTGCCTTCTCTGTTTCAGGTAACAATGCGTAGCGCGAGCGGTCATAGTTGATAGTCGCGGGGTCGTGCGGGTGAATCAGTAATTCATATCCGTGACGCCCAAATGCGGATGCAACATTCTCCAGGGTGGAAATGGAAACGCTGACCTCATTGTTTAACAGGCGGCTGATTGTTACCTGGGCGACGCCGGATGCGCGGTGAAGTTTTCCCTGCGTTGAAAGGTCGCGGCTTTCGCTCATCCAGCGTTCCAGGTTGTGAGCCGCCAGTTGACCAATGTCGCTTGGTCCGACAGGCTGAAAACCTTCCTGAGAAAGCGAGCGATCGATATCAAGCCAGTTACGGGGTTTATTGGCGGCAGCTTCAATTTTTCGCGCAACCTGGTCGCCGATAACCTTCTTGCCAAGAGCCCAGCGGTTTACCAGATTTGCCTGAGTTCCAAGTTTTTCAGCCATCCGCGTCTGAACACCATTGAATTCACGGTCGATCAAGTCGTTGAGATTTTGCCTGCGGACGTCCTGGATACTTTTCATTTTCTGGAAAATCGCCTCATATCTGAATCAGAAGATGATTCAATTTAAAGCAATATTACCCAACAGGTAAATGCACCTCATGGGTAACTATCCTTGATTTTTGTTACCTTATAGGTGAATATTTATTATCTGAAATAAATATCAGGCAATAGCTATGAGCGATAACGGACATTTCGATTTCAAAAAGCACTGGCTTGCACTTACTCCGGATGAGCGTGAAGCCTTCGCACAGGAAGCCGGAACGACGAGTCACTATATCCAGACTCACTTAACAGGTAAGCGCAAAATGCCAGGTAAGGTATTGATGAATGGGCTTTTTAAAGCCTGTAAAACAAGACAATGGCTGCGCTCAAAAGCAGAACTGGCATACTTCTTCTACTCATGATATCCAGCCACAACCCTCTGTAGACCGCCATCCGGCGGTCTTTTAATATCTATTCGCACCTTAAGGGTAATAAAAAACCAAATGTGGTTGATCTTTTTTTTGTGTCAGCACAAAATGACCGTAATCCCAATACTAATAACAGGGCTTACCATGGAAATCATTACACGTATTGATGCCGCAAAGCGCGGACTTAAACGCTACTACACCGGAAAACCATGTAAGCACGGACATGACAGTGAACGCTGGGTTTACAACGGACACTGTGTTGAGTGCACCATGGAATCAAACCGTCGCATCAGGGCAGAGATTAAGCAGATCATGATTAATTCCTCCCCACAACATTCAAGCTGATAGCGGAGATTAATCATGAGCAGACATGCAACAGATTGGGCCTGGGAGACAGATCCAGGTAGCTCGTCATTAAAGCTCATACTGCTCTCGATGGCTGACAGAGCCGATGAATATAATCTCTGCTACCCCAGCATAGAACGCCTCGTTAAAGACACTTGCCTGAATAAAAAAACCGTGCAGGCCGGGCTTATATCGCTCATGAAAATGGGGCTTATTTCAGATACCGGAGAGAGAAAGGGGGCGACGAAAAGAGTACGGGTTTTCTCTCTTAATATAACCAAAAACGGGAACATTAAAGGCAACCGGGAAGGGGGTAATGAACCCGAAAACGGTAATGTTACCGAAAACGGGAATATACCCAAAAACGGGATGTTGAATGATCCCAAAAACGGGATGTTGAATGATCCCAAAAACGGGATCCAGAACCAGTCATATAACCAGTCATTTAACCAAGAGAGGGAGAGCAGGACAAAAAGCGGGGATTCTGTGCCTCATGACCCCGGCGCAAACAACGCCGTGATGAATAACTTTGTTCCTCCTGGTGGGCCAGGGCAATTAGGCAAATTTGTCATGCATGAACAATGGCAGCCATCAGATGACTTTCTTCGGAAAAGCTCATTGCAGGGGATCTACCTGGACAGTCTGCCAACGGCACAGGAACTTGCAGAGTTCAGAATTTACTGGATGGCTGAGGGTAAGGCATACCATCAGGCACAGTGGGAGCAGAAGCTGGCAAGGCGGCTGCAGATTAGCAGACAGAAGCAATCAACATTACCTGATAACAACGTTCCGCACTGGAACAGCCCTGAAGCATGGGAGGATTTCTTGTGAACAACGTTTTTACCGCGATACAAAACCGTGACGGAGAAGCCCTTTCTCGCATGTCAGGTTATGAGCATCAGTACACCAACAATGACAACGTGGTGAACATGTCAGCAGAGAGGCTTGTTGATGCCCTTTTCAAACAGCTGAAACAACTGTTTCCGGCGGCAGTGGTAACCAACCTGAAGACGCCAGAGCAGGAAGTTGCTGCAAAACAGCAGTGGATTGCTGCGTTTGCCGAAGGGGGGATCCGAACCCGTGAACAGGTTTCTGCTGGTATGCGCCACGCCCGCGCCAGTGAGTCTCCGTTCTGGCCGTCGCCAGGGCAATTCATCAAGTGGTGTAAAGACAGCAAGATGGTTCTTGGCGTCACCATTGACGATGTGATGGCGGAGTTTCACCGGTACAGCAAGGAAAAAAGTTTATATCCTGGTGGTCCCGAAAGATTCCCGTGGCGACATCCGGTTATGTACTGGGTCGTATGTGATACCCGCCGTGTAATGTATCAGCGCCAGCTTAGCGAGATTGAGGTTGAGAAACACGCGCGCAGGCTGCTCGATGATTGGGCGAAAAAGGTGGCTTCCGGACAGCAGATACCCGATCCGGTGATCAGCATACAGGCAAAGCCAGAGCCCATGAGTACACCTCCGGACACAGGGAGAGACGTTTACCATCCACCAGGGCGAAGTTTCGGGTGCATGCCTAACGCCGCCACCCTTGGGGGAATAACACCGGCGCAGTGGCTGATGGAGGAATACAGGCGGGGAAAGGCGGCAGGATTTATCAAGTAATACCAGCGCGATAGCGCATTTTTTTACGCCTTGATAATTACCTGATGGGTAACAAAATATTCTAAACTCTATTGATTTCGTGTCTTATGTGGTTTTTAATTACCTCAGAGGTAAATCATGAGAAAACAGATACAGGCTCTTGGTCGACTCAAAACAGGCCAGATGAACAAAACAGAATCTGCGTATTGCCAGCACCTTGAGCAGCGTAAACGTGCAGGGGAAATCGCCTGGTATCGATTCGAGGGTATCAAGCTGCGGTTAGCTGATAACACGTTTTATACGCCCGATTTCGCTGTGATGCTCGCCACCGGAGAGATGGAACTGCACGAAGTGAAAGGGGGATTCTGGACCGACGACGCCAGGGTGAAAACCAAAGTCGCCGCAGATCAGTATCCGTTCCGAATCATCGGGGTAACGGTTAAACCAAAGAAAGCAGGTGGTGGCTGGAACATCGAAGAGTTCTGAATCGACGATCTTTTTAGTTATCAATGTAATCAATAAGTTATGTGGATAAGCGAGGGTAAAGATGGAAAGTAATATCAAAGGGTTAGTTTCCGCCGGGCATGAGATGGCTTCGGAACTGAAAGCAGAATGTGGTGCCGTTGATATGCGCAGTGTGGCAAAGCTGATCAGCGATTTGGCAACGCAACTGGAAGTGCAACTGGTGCGTGCTAATGCGCTGGCCGAAGACCACCAGAGAGCGACTGAGTCAATTAAGCAGGCTGATGCGGCTGTTAAGTTGGCACACGAGAAGTTTTCGGCGCTGGCGGCGGAGAATGCGGGGCTGAAGGCGATATGTGAGGATCGCCGCACGTTCATTATGAATGGCGTGCAGCTTGGTTTTATCAAAGTGCCAACAGTGGAAATAGATCCAGCTCTTGAAACAATTCGTATCGCCCTATCACCACAAAAAACCACTCCTGCGACCGACACTTTCCTGGATGAAGTGAAGACTGAAGCACGCAAGGAGGGCGCTTACTTTGTGGCGAACAGAATGCTGGCTGCTTGGGAAGCTGGTTTTATTGATGATACTGCGAAGAACGCCGCGGATATTGCCCGGATGATTCTTACCTCTACTGAGTTTATGGCTAATGCGCGGGAAGGCGATTTTGACCGCTCATTCTCTGATGGCGTTCTCGAAGATATCGCTGAACAGCTTCGCAAAGGAGGCGGCCAGTGAGCAAAATTAACTATCAGGCGCTGCGCGAGATAGCAAAACAGGCAACACAAGGCGAATGGGTCGCATTTATTTCGCCGGGCAAATACGGCACGTACGCCGTGCACACACCAGGTGATAATCATCACGGAGATATTGTCGACTGGCCAGGATTCGACGAACAGAAAAACGCAGAGAACAACGCTCGTTATATCGCAGCTTTCAACCCTGAAGTAGTGCAGGCACTACTGGATGAACGGGAAAGAAACCAGCAATACATCAAACTCCGCGATCAGGAGAACGAGGAAATTGCGCTAACGGTTGAGAAGCTGCGAGTTGAGCTTGAGGAGACAAAATCAAAACTCAACGAGCAGCGTGAGTATTACGAAGGTGTTATCTCGGATGGAAGTAAGCGCATTGCAGAACTGGAAGCACGGGAAATAAAACCAGCCAAAGGTGAAGTTCTTGTCGTTGTTTCTGGTTTTACTGGTTGCGGAAAAAGCGCCATTGCCGGGGAAATAGAAATCGCGATGAAGGCTATTGGTGTACCGGTTCAGTGGACTAATGGCGATGCGGAAAAGCGCATGACAGGAGCTGACTGGCTGACAGCGATTGAGATGTACAAACCAACAGTGCGCATCGTGGAAGTTAATGTGCCACGCGCTGCAGGCATTCGCATCAAAGGAGAGTGATATGGCAACTTTGCAGGAATTAATCGACCTGACGCCAGAACAGGAAAAAGCGTGGAATCGCCTTGTGAAGGCTGTAAAGGATTTCAGGGCAGCCGGAGGAAAGTTTTATAGCGTCCTGGACACGCTGAGCGCATACAACGGCGAGCACGTTGCCAGCATTGATAACGATAAGGGCTACCACACTGCAAGCGTCTATATGCCTAGCATTGATGCGCCAGGGCTAACCAGTTGGGCTGATGATTGGCACGGCATCACGCTGAAAGATGGCGTTGAAGTGGATGAGGACTAACACATGACTACTTTTACCGACAAAGAACTGATTAAAGAAATCAGAGAGCGAATCGGCAGCCTGGACGTGCGAGACAATATTGAGCGCCTGGCTTATGAAATCGCACTGGCATCGCTGGCAGCAGTATCAGATGAACGGGCAGCCTATGAATTATTTATGGAGAAGCGTTTCGGGGAATCTGTAGATCGCCGCAGGGCAAAAAATGGTGATAGAGAATACATGGCATGGGATATGGCGCTTGGCTGGATTATCTGGTGTCACCGCGCCGCCATGCTTCAGGGAGGCCAACCTGTAAACCAAACTTACAACTTGCCAGAATTAATCGAAGGCATGGAAGTTTCCATTGATGTTAGCACTTGTGATGCTGATTTAGGTAATCGCTATTTCGGCACCGTCACCGAGGCGTTAGAACTTGATACGGCCAAGAATGGTTACATCCTCCTGGTTCAGGACGCAGAGCCAAACTTCGATGTAAATGGCAACTCTCCGGGAACTCCGGATAGTTGGATAAGCTGTAGTGATCGAATGCCTGAAAAGGGCCAGAACGTGCTTATTTCGATAAATTTCGATAGCTCTCTGGTTGAACCGCTAATATGCTCCGCACGCTATACCGGAAGCACCTTTCGGCGCGGAGATGCAACGATTAAGCCGGGTAATGGTATTGAGCAAGCAACTCACTGGATGCCGCTACCGGAGCCGCCGCAGGAGGTTAACCGTGGCTAACCTGCAACTTGCCGTCAAAGGTGAATACTTCGATGCCATGATTCGCGGAGATAAAACGGAAGAGTATCGCCTGTGTAATGACTACTGGAATAAGCGAATCATGTTCCGGGAATATGACCGCCTGATTATCACAAAGGGATATCCGAAGCGCGACGATTCCAGCCGCAGAATTGATGTTCCGTATGGCGGATATGAAATCAAGACAATCACGCATCCGCACTTCGGTGATAAACCGGTAAAGGTGTTCGCGATAAAGGTGAATATCAATGGCTAAATCAGCAGCAGAGCGCAAAGCCGCTCAGAGAGCCAGACAAGCTGCATCCGGTGTACGTAAGCTGGAGATTGTGCTTGATGCTCAGGAAATTGAAATGCTGGAGCGTAACTGTGCCACTCGTCGCCCCGGGCGTGCACCTTACGAATTTGGTGAGTATATCGCGTTACTGATCCGCCAGGATGATGTACGCGTGCGCGGGCGTATAAAATCGATCAGCAGAAAACGTTGCGGTAAGTGCGGCGAGAGAGTTCCTGTGAATTCATGCCCGTGTAATGGTGACTCGCAATGCTGGGTGACTAAAGGCTGGCATGAAACGAAATTAATAGTGTGACATGTCACGAGTAGATTATGCATGATGAATTTGATGGGTTTTGAATACTGCCGCCAACTATGGCGGCTTTATTTTGCATGTTACTATTACCACGACGGTAACAATTACCAGGGTGGTTATGATGCCTGCTGAACCTAAAACCTATAAACGCAAATCAACGCAATTTAAGCCGCTCACAGCAATGCAGGAGGCTTATTGCCAGTCATACATCAAAACGCCTGAAAACCAGACTCAGGCTGCGATTAACGCAGGATTCTCCCCAAATACAGCGGCAGTTAAAGCCAGTGTCATGATGCGCGATGAACGCATTCAAAAACGGATTGCCGAGTTGATGGAGGAGCGCAACAAACGAATGCGCGTCAGTGCTGATTACGTTCTCATGCGCCTGGTGGAGATCGACCAGATGGACGTGATCGACATCCTCAACGACGATGGGAGCCTTAAACCAATCCGTGAGTGGCCGAAAATCTGGCGCACTACGCTTAGTGGCTTTGATCTGTCATCGACCATCATGAACATGAACGAGGATTCGATAGAGACAATCCTCAAAAAAATTAAATGGCCTGACAAGGTGAAGAACCTTGAGCTGATTGGTAAGCATGTTGATGTCAACGCGTTCAAAGAACGTCTGGATGTTAATGTGAATGTGACAATTGCTGATCGCATAGCAGCAGCCAGGAAGCGACTCAAAGAACGTCAGGATGGTAATCAGTGACAGATACAGCGTTATCTCCTGAAGAGCAGTTGATCGAGGATATTGCAGGGTTCACTCACGATCCGCTTGGCTATGCCATCTATGCGTTCCCGTGGGGGGAAGAGGGGACTGAACTGGCACATGCCACCGGCCCACGTCAGTGGCAGGCTGATGCGTTCCGAGAGATACGTGATCACCTGCAGAATCCAGAGACGCGCTATCAGCCGCTTATGCTGGCACGCGCTTCTGGTCACGGTATTGGTAAATCCGCATTCATCTCAATGCTGATCAACTGGGGCATGTCCACTTGCGAGGATTGTAAGGTCGTGGTGACCGCCAACACCGACAACCAGCTACGAACGAAGACCTGGCCGGAAATTATCAAGTGGTCGAACCTTGCTATCACGAAAGACTGGTTTACCTGTACCGCTACCGCGATGTACAGCAATGATCCTGGGCACGACAAGCGGTGGCGAGCTGACGCAATCCCCTGGTCTGAGCACAACACTGAGGCATTCGCCGGACTACACAACGAGCGCAAACGCATCATCGTGGTATTCGATGAAGCGTCGAACATTGCGGATCTGGTGTGGGAAGTTGCTGAGGGTGCGCTTACGGACGAAGACACTGAGATTATCTGGGTGGCGTTCGGAAACCCTACACGTAACACCGGGCGTTTCCGCGAATGTTTCCGCAAATATAAACACCGCTGGAAAACTGCGCAGATTGACAGCCGGACGGTGGAAGGCACTAACAAACAGCAGTTGCAGAAATGGGTTGATGACTACGGGGAAGACAGCGACTTCGTTAAAATCCGTGTGCGCGGCATATTCCCGGATGCATCTGAATTGCAGTTTATCCCTACCGGACTTACTGACGAGGCAATGAAACGGGTGGTCACCGCTGCGCAGGTTGCACATGCTCCGGTGATAATCGGCGTTGACCCGGCATACTCAGGCGTTGATGACGCTGTGATATACCTGCGGCAGGGGCTGCACAGTAAGGTGCTGTGGACTGGCAACAAGACCACTGACGATCTGATTATGGCGAAGCGTATCGCTGACTTTGAAGACCAGTACCAGGCTGACGCAGTGTTCATCGACTTCGGTTACGGAACTGGTCTGAAGTCAATCGGTGACGGCTGGGGTCGTACATGGCAACTTGTTCCGTTCGGTGGCGCGTCTACTGACCCGCAGATGCTCAACAAGCGTGGGGAGATGTTCAACTCATGTAAGACATGGCTGAGGCTGGGCGGCATGCTGGATGACCAGGAAACTGCAGACGACCTGTCGGCGGCAGAGTACAAAGTTCGAGTGGACGGTAAAATCGTTATCGAACCGAAGGAAGATATCAAAGAGCGACTTGGGCGTTCGCCGGGTAAAGGCGATTCGCTGCTGCTGACGTTTGCTTTCCCGGTGTCGAAGCGCCTGCGACTTCCCGGGCAGCAGAACCAGCAAGGCAAGGCGCTTACCGAGTACGATCCATATGCTTAGTCTTTATTTTTATCCTCGAAACCTGATAATCCAGATAGAACACCAAAGTTATTAAAAACGTCTGGCTTACCAGATTTTAATCCGGATAAGTTGTGTTGCTCCAAAAAGTTGCTAATTGTTTGGCCGTTGCCAAGTGCAAGACTTTTTATTTGAGATTTTTCAGGGTATTTGAGTTTGTATTCGTCGAAATCATTTTGGAGGGTCTTATATGCCTCATTCATTCTTCCCAGAGTTTCCGATATCTCTTTTAATGAATGATTTAGAGCTGCTAACTGAGCACTGGCGGATCTCAATTCGTCATCTTTAGCTTTCAACTCGGCAGTCAATTCCCCCATACTATTCTTTGATCGAATAATCTCTTCTTTCATCTCTTGGATGTCTTTTTCCGCGCCAGTCTTAACTTTGTCGTATGTAACATCTTTTTTAGCCAATAACCTCTGCAGTCTGGTTTCACGCTGGATTTTTCTTGCCTTCAGGTGATTATCGATTGAGTCATTATTATCAAGAGGCTTTGCTTGCCATACGTTAATGATATTGTTTACCCATGGTAATAGGCAGCAGATAGCAATTACAGATAAGCATGGATAAAACATAACAGTTTTCCATGTGCTGTTATCTGAGATATATGAAATTTTATCTATTATGTTTGATTTGCTAAAAAATAGATAAAGAATTGATTTCCAGTTGAAGGCGCACCAGGACATAACAAAAGCACCAAGCACAGGGTTTTTGGCTCGATTCACGGCAGTATTGGCAGTAGATAAAAACAGCTCTTTGAAGGATTCAAACATGCTAATTACCTTGAAGTTTTTCATGATTATACCTTTAAGGTAATTTGCGGTCATCAAGCAAAAAAATGCCCGGCGAACCGGGCGAACTGGAAGCAATGAGTTATGCCTTCCGTGGCTGTACGGGTTTACAGCATGAAGTCATCGCAATGGCGTCCTGCTGTAAAAAGGGCGGTGATAGTCCTTCAAGGGAAACTATCACCGCCAAGCACCTGGAACTTCTGGCATCACGGTCCTTAGGCGTGATTCTGGCGTGGCATGCAGGATTCGAACCTGCGACCAACCGCTTAGAAGGCGGTTGCTCTGTCCAACTGAGCTAATGCCACAACGCTGAGAGCACTTAGCCTGTTAAGGCGCCACACTTTGTCGCGGCTCCATAAATGCTCTCATCGTTGTACCCTCGTCTCTTCCGAGGCGTCACACCGAATCGCCGGGATGGTGAATCCCCGTGCGCGGAATAAAACCGCTCGACTTGCACATTCCGGCTACCTGGTTCGTTTGCCCGAGCAAGGGAGGGTGCCCCTTAAACGTATCCAGACCGCTATCGTCGCATGTGCCATACGCCGTACTGCTCAAAATAAAAGCTCACTCCACCTGTTCAATTTAACGACAAGCCAGTCAGGTTAGTAACCGGAATGAACTCTTTAGTTACCTGGAAGGTAATAATTCGCGCGTTAAATGTCAACTGTCTACGATAAATAAATCATATGTGGTTAAATTGGTAATAATTTAATTGCGTACGGAGTCATTGATATGGGCATGGGTAGCTCACCATCAGTGCCTGCAACACCAGAAGTTCAGGCAGCACCACAGGAGCAGGATGCCGCCGTTGTTGATGCCCGCGACGAAGAAACACGTCGCCGTCGCGCTGCTGCTGGTCGTAGTTCTACGCTGCTTACCGGTTCTCAGGGCGACACATCAACCGCTAATACCAGCGGTAAAACGCTGCTTGGTCAGTAACCGGAGTCATTGAAATGGCGGAAACAACTAAAGAGCGATTGAACAAACAGTTCGCACAACTTGAAAGCGAGCGTCAGTCGTTTGAGCCGCACTGGCGCGAGTTGAGTGATTACATCAACCCGCGTGGTTCCCGCTTTCTGACTTCTGAGGTCAACCGTAACGAACGACGCAATACACGCATTATTGATTCTACCGGGACTATGGCGGCGCGCACTCTCGCCAGCGGCATGATGTCAGGCATCACAAGCCCCGCGCGTCCGTGGTTTCGCCTGGCTACGCCAGATCCTGAAATGATGGATTATGGCCCTGTTAAGTTGTGGCTTGAGGCGGTGCAGAACCGCATGAACGATATGTTCAATAAGTCGAATCTCTACCAGTCTCTTCCGCAGTTATACGGAAGCCTCGGCACATACAGCACTGGTGCAATGGCGGTGCTGGAGGATGACGAGGACATCATTCGTACAATGCCATTCCCGATAGGAAGTTACTACCTGGCTAACTCACCTCGTGGCAGTGTGGACACCTGTTTTCGCAAGTTCTCTATGACTGTTCGTCAGCTTGTTCAGGAATTCGGACTAAATAACGTCAGCGAATCCGTAAAAAGCATGTGGGAAAGCGGCACCTACGAGAAGTGGTTTGAAGTGATGCATTCGGTTTACCCGAACATTGACCGCGATACATCGAAGCTGGATAGCAAGAACAAGCCATTCAAATCGGTTTATTACGAGGTTGGTGGCGATAACGACAAGTTGTTGCGTGAGTCCGGATTCGATGAGTTTCCAATTATGGCTCCGCGCTGGGAAGTTAATGGCGAAGATGTTTATGGATCATCATGCCCTGGTATGCTGGCGCTTGGACCTGTTAAGGCATTGCAGCTTCTCCAGAAGCGCAAGTCGCAGTTGATTGATAAAGCCACCAATCCGCCGATGGTTGCTCCGACTTCCCTCAAGAATCAGCGTGCCTCCCTTCTTCCTGGCGACATCACGTATATCGATCAGATTACTGGTCAGGATGGTTTCAGGCCTGCTTATCTGGTTAACCCCAGTACAGCAGATTTGGTGGCAGACATTCAGGACACTCGTCAAATCATTAACAGCGCCTACTTTGTCGATCTGTTCATGATGTTGCAGAACATCAATACCCGCTCGATGCCTGTGGAAGCGGTGATCGAAATGAAAGAAGAAAAACTTCTGATGTTGGGGCCGGTTCTGGAGCGCCTGAACGACGAATGTCTTAATCCTCTCATTGACCGCGCTTTCTCGATGATGGTGCGTAAAAACATGCTGCCGCCACCGCCTGACGCGATGGAAGGTATGCCCCTGAAGGTCGAATACATTTCCGTCATGGCTCAGGCGCAGAAGTCTATCGGCCTGTCCAGTCTGGCGTCCACGGTTAACTTCATTGGTCAACTTGCGCAAGCGAAACCAGAAGCTCTCGACAAACTCAACGTTGATCAGGCGATCGATGCATTCGCTGATATGTCCGGAGTGTCTCCAACCGTCATTGTTCCGCAGGAACAGGTTGAGCAGGCTCGCCAGCAACGGGCACAGCAGCAACAGCAGCAACAAATGATGGCGATGGGGATGGCGGCGGCACAGGGTGCCAAGACGCTAAGCGAAGCTAAAACTTCGGATCCGAGTGTTTTGTCAGCTATGGCGAATGCAGTTAGTGGTCAGGGTGGGCAATCACAATGACAGATTACGAAGACGATCAACTGAAAGAAGAAAACGCCCGTAAGCAACGTGACATGGCACAGCGTGAAATTGATGACATTCGCTTTGTCATGAGCAGTGAACAGGGGCGTCGCGTTGTCTGGTCTGTGCTGGAGAAAGGCCGGGTGTTTTCCGCTATCTCTCCGATGGATGCTATGGCAATGGCATTTAATGAGGGGCAACGCAATCTGGCGCTGGAACTGTTTCAGCGCGTTATGGCGCATTGCCCTGAACAGTATTTGAAGATGGCCAAAGAGGCCAGTGAACAGGAGTGATCATGAATTTATTTGAGCGTTTGCTGTATCGCCGTCTTTGCAATGAGCAACCAGTCGATGGTGGAGCAGCTCCGGCTGCGTCAGAACCGTCAGCGCCTGCAGGTGATAACCCTGCTCCAGTTGGTGATCCATCACAACCGGAAGGTGATAAGCCACAACCTGTTGCTGATGGCGATAAACCTGCTGATGACAAAAAGCCTGAAAACGATAAGCAGGATGAAAAAAAGGACGGCGATAAACCAGAGGGTGCGCCTGAGAAGTACGAGTTTCAGGCTGCCGAAGGCGTAGAGCTGGATACAGAAGCGTTGAAGGAATTCGAGCCGGTGGCGCGAGAACTTAACCTGACCAACGAGCAAGCGCAAAAGCTGGTTGATACTTATCCGAAGATTCTGGCAGGTGTTCAGCAGCGCCAGGCAGAAGCCTGGCAGAAAACAACCGAGCAGTGGGCTGAGGATGTAAAAGCTGACAAAGAAATCGGTGGCGACAAGTTGATTTCTAACCTTAGCGCCGCACAGCGTGCGCTTGACCAGTTCGGGACACCTGAACTCAAAGAATATCTGAACACCACCGGGCTGGGTAATCACCCTGATCTGGTCAAAACGTTCGTGAAAATCGGAAAGGCGATGTCTGAAGATGGCATGGTCACCGGTGGTAATGAAGGCCAGCGTAGTGCGGCCGAAGTGCTCTATGGCAAATAAGAGAGGAAATGACAATGGCTGTTAAAGGCTTAACTGCGCTAACGCTGGCTGACTGGGGTAAGCGCGTCGATCCAAACGGGAAAGTCGATAAGATTATCGAGCTTCTCGGTCAAACTAACCCGATCCTTCAGGATATGCCTTTTGTCGAAGGGAACCTTCCTACCGGACACCGAACCACCATTCGTTCTGGTTTACCTTCAGCTACCTGGCGTTTGCTGAACTATGGCGTACAGCCAAGCAAATCAACCACAGTGCAGGTAACCGATTCCGTTGGCATGCTGGAAACCTATGCTGAAGTCGATAAGTCACTGGCTGATCTGAACGGCAATACCGCTGAATTCCGCCTGTCTGAAGACCGCGCATTTATTGAAGCGATGAATCAGCAGATGGCGCAGACGCTGTTTTATGGTGATTCCAGCGTTAACCCTCAGCAGTTTATGGGACTGTCCTCCCGCTATTCCAGCCTGTCTGCGGGTAATGCTCAGAACATCATTGATGCTGGTGGCACGGGTACAGATAACACCTCAATCTGGTTAGTGGTGTGGGGCGAAAACACCGTGCATGGCATCTTCCCGAAAGGGCAGAAGGCTGGCATCCAGATGGAAGATAAAGGCCAGGTGACACTGGAAGATGCGAATGGCGGCAAGTACGAAGGCTACCGTACCCATTACAAATGGGACAACGGACTTGCTCTGCGTGACTGGCGTTATGTTGTTCGCATTGCAAACATCGATGTCAGCAATCTTTCAGAACCTTCCTCTGCCGCAAATATTGCGAAGTTGATGGTTAAAGCACTGCATCGCATTCCAAACCGTGGCATGGGCCGCCCGGTGTTCTACATGAACCGCACTGTAGGCCAGGCTCTTGATCTACAGTCTCTGGAGAAAACATCTCTGGCTATCAGCGTAAAAGAGACTGAAGGCGAGTGGTGGACTTCATTCCGTGGTGTACCAATCCGTGAAACTGATGCGCTTCTGGAAACAGAAGCCAGCGTGGTGTAACGCCTGTTATTAACCTGTGGGTCGTAACAGACCCACTAATGGAGAAAGAAGATGATCACCGACAAACTGTTGATGTTCTCCGAAGCTCAGGCGGTTACGAATACCGCGGCTTCTACTGACGTAATCGATCTCGGTCCAATTGACGGAAAACGTCGTGATATCGGCGTGGGTTACCCGCTTGAGTTTTGGGCGCTGGTTAACACAGCCGCCGCGGCAAGCGGTGATGCAACTGTAAACATCCAGTTGCAGACGAGTGAGGATAACAGCTCATGGACCACTATTTATGATAGTGGTGCACTGGCAAAGACCGCCCTGACAGCAGGTAAACGAGTTGTTTCTGCAAAGGTGCCTGCCGGTGTTCAGCGATATCTGCGTGTTAACTACTCCGTCGCAACTGGCCCACTAACGGCTGGCGAATTCACTGCTGGTATCAGTCTTGATGTTGATGCCAATACGCCGTATCCGATCCGCTCAAAAGTAACTGGTTAAGGTGATATCGATGTCAGGTGAGAAACCAAGATACCGCGTTCTGCGCCTCTCTCATATCCATAACACTCTGTGGCCGGAGGGGGCAGAAATCGAATACGAAGGTGAGCCTGGTAGCGCACTGGAACCTGTTAACGATGCAGCCAGACAGGCAAAAGCAAAGGTAGCAGGAAAGGTGTCAATGGCAGCAACCAGTACCAAAATCATCAACGATGTGTCAGATGATGGTGAGCTGGATAAGCTCCGTGAAGAGTACGAATTGCTCTTTAACGAGAAGCCACACCATAACGCCAAAGCCGAAACGCTCCGCGAGAAGATCGCAGATAAGCGTAAAGAACTGGGCGTGTAAGCCTCGCGAATCAGACAAGGGGCTTCGGCCCCTTTATTGCAGGAGTGTATATGGAACTCGTAAACCTCAAAACCGGCACTGACAGCTACCAGGATGAGAGCGGAGAAACCAGAACTCGCGATGAATACCCGTGGGGGCTGTGCATCACGCTGAATAACGACACATTGAATAAGCTGAAGGCGCAACCTCAGGGCGTTGGAACAGAAGTGATGATAACTGCAAAGGCTGTTATTCGAGGCCTGTCTGCCAGAGAAACTGACGATGGTGTTAATCGCAGCGCCGATCTGCAGATCACTGATATGGCGATCGCTCCTGTTTCCGGGGATGTAGAAAAATCAGCGGCTGAAACCCTGTACGGCAATGGGGGTGAGTAATGGCCTCTGTAGTAGAGATCTGCAATCGTGCGCTGTCCAATATTGGCAACAGCCGCAGCATTAACAGCCTGACGGAAGCCAGCAAGGAAGCGGGGGAATGTTCGCTGCACTTTGAGGCCTGCCGTGATGCTGTGCTTTCTGATTTTGACTGGAACTTTGCTACCAAACGCGTGGCGCTTGCAAATACGAGCAATCCACCGCCTGACTGGGAATATGCGTATCAGTACCCGTCCGATTGTCTGCGCATTACTGAAATTATGCTTCCTGGTGTACGCAATCCAACAGCAGCAATGCGCGTTCAGTACGAAGTTGGTGCAGACACCAACGGAACAGGAAAGTTGATCTACACAGACCAGCCGCAGGCATGGCTCAAGTATGTCTCTCGCGTTTCAGATGTGAACATGTTTGATGCCATTTTTATGGAGGCGTTGGCCTGGCGTCTTGCGGCAGCTATTAACATGGCGCTGACTGGGAATGCAGACCTCGGTACGTTTGCCCTCAATATGTACAATCGCGTGATTCTTAGTGCTGGCTCGCATAGCCAGAATGAATCACAGGAACCACAGCCACCGGTTGACGAGTTTACCATTGCGAGGTTGTCCTGATGGCTATCAGTTGGATCCAGCCCAGCTTTGCCGGTGGTGAGATTGGACCGTCGTTGTACGGTCGTATCGACATGGCGAAGTACCAGGTGGCATTGCGCAAGTGCGATAACTTTATCGTGCGGCAGTATGGCGGCGTTGAGAATCGACCTGGTACGCGTTTTGTCGGTGCCGCCAAATACCCAAATCGGAAATGCCGCCTGATCCCGTTCCAGTTCTCGACGGTTCAGACCTATGCTCTGGAGTTCGGGCACCAGTACATGCGCGTTATCAAAGATGGTGCGTTGGTGCTGAACAGCAGCAATGTTATTTATGAAATTGCCACGCCATATACTGAAGCCGATCTGTTCCGAATTAAATTCACGCAAAGCGCCGACGTGCTTACGCTGGTTCACCCGGCATACCCGCCGAAAGAGTTGCGCCGCTACGCGCATGACAACTGGCAACTGGTTGATGTGGTAACGAAGAACGGGCCATTTGAAGATATTAATATTGACGAGTCAGTGACGGTTTATGCCAGCGCCAGCACCGGGACAATTACGTTAACGGCAAGCGCCTCTATTTTTGGCGCGGAGCAGGTAGGCAAATTGTTCTATCTGGAACAGCCTGCAGTGGATTCAGTGCCGGTATGGGAAACCAGTAAGAGTACGTCGATTGGCGATATTCGCCGTGCAGACAGTAATTACTATCGCGCCGTTACAGCAGGCAAAACAGGCACTTTGCGCCCTTCGCATACAGAAGGCACATCATGGGATGGCTGGGGCGGATCCGGTGATGATGATACTGGCATTGAGTGGGAGTATCTGCACAGTGGGTTTGGCATTGCCCGTATCACTGCTGTAAACGGCACTACTGCAACTGCCGAGGTGATTTCCTATATCCCTTCGCAGGTCGTTGGCGAGGATAATGCCAGCTATAAATGGGCTAAATATGCCTGGAACAGTGTTAATGGTTATCCTGGCACTGTTGTTTATTATCAACAACGTCTTTACTTCGCCGCATCGACTGCGTTCCCTCAGACTATCTGGGCCAGCCGTACCGGGGATTATAAGGATTTTGGCAAAAGCAATCCTACGCAGGATGACGACAGAATTATCTACACCTATGCCGGGCGTCAGGTTAATGAGATCCGCCACCTGATTGATGTTGGTTCGCTGGTGGCGCTGACTTCCGGAGGTGAGTACGTCATCACCGGCGACCAGAACAAAGTGTTAACCCCATCATCATTTGCATTCAGCTCTCAGGGATCAAATGGCTCAAGCAACGTCCCACCAATTGCTGTGGCGAATATTGCTCTGTTCGTCCAGGAGAAAGGCAGTGTTGTCCGTGATCTGGCCTACTCATTCGATGTTGACGGCTATCAGGGGAACGACCTTACTATCCTTGCCAATCATCTTTTTCAGAAGCACAGCATTGTTGACTGGTGCTTCTCGATTGTCCCTTACTCCAGTGCCTTCTGCATTCGTGATGACGGTAAATTACTGGTGATGACCTATTTGCGTGATCAGCAGGTTTTTGCATGGGCACCACAATCCAGTACCGGAAAATATGAAAGCACATGCAGTATCAGCGAAGGCAATGAAGATGCGGTGTATTTCGTCGTTAACCGAACCGTTAACGGGCAAACAGTGAGATACATCGAACGGCTGTCCAGCCGTTTATTTACCAGCGATGAAGACGCTTTCTTTGTTGATTCTGGCCTTAGCTATGATGGAAGAAATACGTCTGACAGAACGATGACAATCACTGGTGGTTCTGGCGAATGGGATTACCGCGCGGAATATACAATCAGTGTTTCTGGTGGTGCGTACTTCACCAGTAGTGATGTCGGTGCGCAACTACAGTTCCCTTATACCGGAACTGTTCCTGATACTGGCGATGAAGTGTCAAAAGAATTACGTTGCGACATTATTTCTGTAACCAGCAATACCGCTGTAGTGGTTCGTGCTAACAGGAACGTCCCGCCATCCCTCAGGAATGTGGCCACCACGAACTGGCAGATGGCGCGCCGGACATTTGGAGGCCTGTCTCATCTTGAAGGCCAGACCGTAAACATTCTCTCTGATGCGAACGTGGAACCACAGAAAGTGGTTTCCGGAGGTGCCGTCACGCTGGAATCTCCGGGGGCTGTAGTGCACATCGGCCTGCCAATAACTGCTGAATTCGAAACACTGGATATCAACATTAACGGACAGGAAACGCTGCTGGACAAAAAACAGGTGATCCCCTCCGTTACTCTGGTTGTGAATGCCAGTCGCGGCATCTGGGCGACTACGCCCGGCGGTAAATGGTACGAATATCCACAGCGTGAATTCGAGTTCTACGATGATCCTGTTGATGACGCTACCGGAAAAGTAGAAGTGAAACTGGACAGTAACTGGGGCAAAAACGGACGTGTAAAAATCCGTCAGCTTGACCCGTTGCCGCTGTCTGTTCTTGCCGTTATTCCTCGCCTTACTGTTGGGGGATTCTGATGATCGATGTTCGAATTATTCCCGCTACCGAAGAGCATCTTCAGATGATTTTGCCGGATGTTCGTCAGGCTGATATTGACGAACTGTATGCGGTATCACTGATGACTACCGAAGATGCGCTGCGTGTTGGTCTGCGTACTGCGACTATGGCCTGGTCAGGATTTGCGAACGGAGAACTGGTAACCATGTTTGGCGTATCTCCGGCGTCAATGATCGGTGGCAATGGTACGCCCTGGCTGGTCGGAACCAGCCGTATTGAAAAATATCAGAAGACATTTCTGCGCCACTGCCGCCCTGTATTGCAGCAGATGCTGGCAGTTTATCCGCACCTGGAAAACTACGTCGACGAGCGAAACCATGTTGCCAAAGCATGGCTGCACTGGCTTGGATTCAAGCTTGAAGAAGCCGCGCCTTATGGTGCTCTTGGTCTTAATTTCCACAGATTTCACATGGAGAGAAAATAATGTGTAACCCAGCCATCGCTTTGGTTGCCGTCACAGTGGCATCCACAGCCGCATCAATGTACAGCCAGAGCAAGCAGGCAAAATACCAGTCAGCCATAGCTGATCGGAATGCTGAAATTGCTGAAGCTCAGGCACAGGATTCAATCAATCGTGGGAATATTGAAGCGGATCAGCGTCGTCGTGAAATGCGTCAACGCTCAGGCACTGCGGCGGCCACTATGGGGGCTACCGGTGCGGAATTAAGTAGCGGAACAGCTCTTGACGTTTTTGCGGATAATGCTCAGTTCGGCACTCTTGATGCGTTAACGACAGTGAATAATGCTCAGCGTGAGGCATATGGGTATCAGGTTCAGGGGGTGAATGCTCAGGCACAGGGGGCTGCTGCTCAGTCGGCTGCTAAATCATCGATGACCAGTACTTTGTTAACGGCACCACTAAAAGCATACGGTGCATACCAGATGGGCGGCGGAACGTGGAGCCCGTTCTCTCAGAAGGCTGCGCCGATTTCTGCTGCTGTTGGAACTCCAACCGGTCGATAAGGGGATAATAAGATGCCAGTTGTACCAACAACATCGGGCCGTCAGGTTCAGAGCAGAGGGATTTCGACGCAGGGATTCTCATCGTTTCAGACACCAAATGTCGGTGATGTACTTGGCGATGTTGCAGAGCAATATGCAGGTATTATTGCGCAGGCAAAACAGCGCGCGAATGTTGCTATGGCTCAGGATGCTTCTCTTAGCTTAAGCCAGATAAGCAGCGATCTGCTGAATAACCCTGAAACAGGTTTGCTTAACCTGAAAGGGAAAAATGCTATTGGAAAAGGTCAGGAGTATACGCAGCAGTTTGATGCCCAGGTCGAGCAACTGGCTATGTCGCTGCCGGATGAACAA